AAAGTAATCGGGCCATGTTTCCCCAAAATAACTATCGGGCATAGTCCACTTTTTCAGACACTTGAAAGAGATTTGATCCATTTTTTAGCTCCAGTTGGTTGATTGATCTGCACCAGTTGTCTGTTGCATTGGATGTAATACTAGCACCCAAAAAGCATAAAACCATTAGGGAAAACCCTAGGTTTGCACTGATCGTTTGTACAGTAAACAACAAAAAAGCCGGAAAAAGAGCGCAGAGCGCAATAGTTCTGCATTTGTTCCTATACAATCGCTGTACATTCATACAGTAAATAGGATATGACGCTATCACGTAAAGCCATAAGGGAAGCTCTAGACACAACACCTATAGATCAAATTCTAGGTGTAGCGGATAAGGGCTTAACACACAAGCAAAAGAAGTTTGCCAAAGAGATAGCTAAGGGCGCGACCAAAGCCGATGCATACAGAAAAGCCTATAAAGCCGATGCATCAAAGCGCACTCTCGCATGCAAGCCATATGAGCTAATGCGGGATGAGAGAATTCAGAGGGAGATTGAGGCGTACCAACTGGCAATACAGGCGGCAGAACATCGCACTCCCACAGCTCTACGTGATCTTGTAATACATTCCCTAGTCCAAACGCTCATTGACCCTGAGACTGGAGCGGCACAACGCATACAAGCCGCTAAAGTGCTAGGGACTGTAACCGAAGTGGCGGCATTCACCGATAGGAAAGAAGTCACGACTATCACTAGCTCACAAGATGCGCGTGAGCGCGTGATGCGCGAGCTACGTGTACTCATGAATGGCGATGCAGAAGATGCGACCTTGATTGATGCGGATTCGCTACTAGCTGAGCTCCACCCCCTGCCAGGGGCCACAAGCGTAGAAACGGAGTCCTGCGCAGAATTACATACTACTCCACACGAACAAATTCCATCTTTATCGGACCCCACCCCCTCATCTGAGGAAGACCCCCCGCATATCTAAACGTTTAGATATAGATTTTATATTGTGAAAAAAATTTTAATCAATGATGAGATGCGTATAACGAGAGCGCATATGAGTTATGAAGAATGTTTGCTAACAGATATGAGCCCGGCCCAGAAGGAAGTTTTCTTTGTGATAGATGAGTGGTGGAAGAAGTATGGATACAGTCCATCGCTTCGGGACATTGCTTATCACCGGGGGAAGATGGGTCTTGGGAATACAAAAAAGATCGTGGATAAGTTAGTGGAGTTGGGAGTGATAAAGAAGCTAGACGGGAAAGGTCGGACGATCCGGCCGGTGTATATCAATTTTAGAAACTTAGAATGAACATAGAAGAGTTGATATCGAATTTACCTGTTCATGAGCAGGAGAAACTTCTATCTCAGGTGGAGACGTATAAGTTTGCCTTAGAGAGGGAGAAGTGCCAACAGCATTTCTTGCCGTTTGTAAAGAAGATGTGGCCCGGCTTTGTACATGGCCGGCATCATGCAGTCATGGCTAAGGCGTTTGAGGATGTAGCTTCTGGGAAAATTAAGAGGTTGGCGATCTCATGTCCTCCTCGGCATACGAAGAGTCAGTTTGGATCCTTCCTATTCCCGGCGTGGTTCCTTGGGAGATTCCCGGATAAGAAAGTCATGCAAGCGTCCAATACATCTGAGCTGGCTGTTGGGTTTGGTAGGAACGTCAGGAACTTGGTCATGAGTGAGGAGTACGCGAAAGTATTTCCTAACGTGGCTTTAAGGCAGGATAGTAAATCGGCGGGACGTTGGGCGGTGAATAAGTATGGAGAATACTTCGCTATCGGCGTGGGAGGTACGATGACCGGGCGGGGTGCGGACGTGGTTATTATTGACGACCCGCATTCCGAACAGGAAGCGACAATAGGTTCCCACGATCCTAGTGTTTATGATACGTCTTACGAGTGGTATACCTCGGGGCCTCGCCAGCGTCTACAACCTAACGGGGCGATTATTATCATCGCTACCAGATGGTCGGAGCGAGATCTGATTGGTAGGGTTTTAAAAGACGCCGCCGAGCGGGGTAAAGAAGACGAGTGGCGAGTGATTGAGTTTCCCGCAATTCTACCTAGCGGGAATTCCCTATGGCCTGAGTATTGGTCATTAGAAGAACTATCGGCCTTGCGGGATGAACTTCCCCCGGCTAAATGGAATGCTCAATACCAACAGAGTCCGACGGGTGAAGAAGGCGCGATTGTGAAGAGGGAGTGGTGGAAAGTCTGGGAGAAGGACGATCCCCCAAGGTGTGAATTTATTATTCAGAGCTGGGATACTGCTTTTACCAAGAGTGAAAGAAGTGACTATTCGGCTTGTACAACTTGGGGGGTTTTCTATATGAATGAGAACCCAGAAGACGCGCATATCATTTTATTGGACGCCTTTAAGAAACGGATGGAATTCCCAGAACTAAAGGAAAAAGCCAATGAGTTGTATTTAGATTGGGAGCCCGACGCTTGTATTGTCGAAGCCAAAGCAGCGGGGGCCCCTCTTATATTTGAATTAAGACAGATGGGTATTATGGTAAGTGAATACACACCTAGTCGCGGAAATGATAAGTTCGTTCGTTTAAACTCCGTAACGGATTTATTTAGGTCGGGAAAAGTGTGGGCACCAGATACTAGGTGGGCGAGGGAGGTTGTTGAAGAAATGGCCGCTTTCCCAAATGGAGATCATGATGACCTGACCGATAGCTCGACACAAGCCCTAATTAGATTTAGGCAGGGCGGATTCTTGAGATTGGAGTCCGATGAGAAAGAAGAACTGAAAAGTTTCCGCCGGAAACAAATTTACTATTGAGGCACTATGGACATTAGCAAATCACTTTATCAAGCTCCCATTGGGATTGAAGACATTATTCCTAACGACGAACCAGCCATCGAGATTGAAATAGAAAATCCCGACGGCGTGACTATTGGGATCGACGGGATGGAGATATCCCTAATGCCCGAAGAGGTTGAGGAGTTTGATGACAACTTGGCCGAGAACATGAGCGGCGGAGAACTTCAGACAGTTGCCAGCGATATTATTGAAATGGTGGACTCCGACATCAACAGTCGTAAAGACTGGGTTGAGATGTTGGTTAAGGGTTTAGAAGTTCTTGGAATGAAATACGAAGAACGGACCGAACCTTGGAACGGAGCCTGTGGTGTTTACTCTACCGTATTAACTGAGGCGGCTGTACGGTTTCAATCCGAGACTATTACCGCGACCTTCCCCGCTGCTGGCCCGGTTAAAACAGAAATTATCGGAGCTATTGATAAGCTAAAAGAGCAAGCCGCCCATCGGGTTTCGGAAGACATGAATTATCAGTTGACCGAAATCATGCAGGAGTACCGCCCCGAGCACGAAAGAATGCTCTACTCCTTGGGTCTTTCTGGCTCTGCCTTTAAAAAGGTCTACTACGACATTTCTTTAGGTCGGCAGACCGCCATCTTTATCCCGGCTGAGGATATTATTATTCCTTACGGCGCATCAAGTGCCCAGACTTCCGAGCGTTTGACTCACGTCATGAGGAAAACCAAGAATGAACTGAAGAAATTACAAGTTTCTGGGTTCTATTTGGATACGGATCTAGGAGAGCCAGTCACGATTCACAGTGATGTGGAGAAAAAGAAGGCCGAAGATCAGGGATATTCCCTGACTGACGACGACCGCTATCAAATTCTTGAGGTCCACATTGACTATGACCTCCCCGGCTACGAAGATGAGGACGGAATTGCGCTTCCTTATGTCATTACTATTGACCGAGGGACTCGGGAAGTCCTGTCTATCCGCAGAAACTGGATCGAAGGCGACAAAAACAAGAAGAAACGCCAGCATTTTGTCCAATATACCTACGTTCCCGGCTTTGGAGCCTACGGTTTGGGTCTTATTCACCTGATTGGCGGGTACGCTAGGGCCGGAACATCGCTAATCCGTCAATTGGTGGACGCTGGCACCTTATCTAACCTACCCGGTGGACTGAAATCCCGTGGATTGCGGACAAAAGGCGACGATACCCCGATTGCTCCGGGTGAATTCAGGGATGTGGACGTGCCAAGTGGGTCCATTCGGGACAACATCATGCCCCTACCCTACAAAGAACCGTCACAAGTTCTGGCAATGCTCCTTGAAAAGATCACGGAAGAGGGTCGGAGACTTGGTTCTATAGCGGATATGAAGATATCCGATATGTCCGCCAACGCCCCGGTGGGAACGACCTTGGCTCTCTTGGAGAGACAGCTTAAAACCATGTCGGCGGTGCAGGCTCGTGTTCATAACTCCATGAAGCAAGAGTTTAAGTTACTTAAAGACATTATTAGGGACCACACCGAGGGATCTTATGAGTACGATCCAGCCGAGGGAGAGAGGCGAGCCAAGCGAATGGACTACGACATGGTGGATGTTATCCCCGTTTCGGATCCTAACTCCGCCACGATGGCCCAGCGGATCATGCAGTACCAAGCCGTCATTCAGTTGGCTCAAGGCGCTCCACAGATCTACGACCTACCCCAATTGCACCGTCAGATGATTGACGTTCTGGGGATTAAGAACGCAGAGAAGCTGGTTCCGATTGAGGACGACATGACCCCCCGCGATCCCGTAAGCGAGAACATGGCATTCTTGACAGGTAAACCCACCAAAGCGTTTATCTATCAAGACCACGACGCCCATATCGCAGTCCACACCTCGATGATGCAAGATCCCATGATCATGGCGCAGATGGGCCAAAACCCAATGGCACAACAAATGCAAGGCGCCATCATGGCCCACATTGCTGAACACTTGGCCTTCCAATACAGAAAGCAAGTTGAAGAAAGATTGGGGGCCACCCTACCCGCACCCAACGCTGAACTGAAAGAAGACGTTGAAGTTCAGTTGTCTAAGCTGGTTGCCCAAGCATCGGTTCAATTGTTACAGATGCACCAAGGCCAACAAGCCCAGCAGCAGGCCCAACAGCAAATGCAGGATCCCATTATCCAAATGCAGCAAGCTGAACTACAGATTAAACAGCAAGAAGCCCAGACACAGGCTCAGAAAGTTCAAGGAGAGCTTCAGATTAAACAAGCTGAACTCCAATTGAAAGCTCAGGAACTTCAGCAGAAAGCCCAGTTTGAAATGGCTAGAAATTTACCTTAAGGAGAATGAATGGACCCTAAAGTATTGAAACTTCTAAATTCAAAATTAGAAGAGAGACGAAAAGAGTTGATTGAGTTTT